CACGCCGAAAAGGCCAACAAACTTCCGCCCCTAGTTCCTATAGTTCAGACCCCGCTGCAAATGTAACATTTGACACGGCTATGACTGTGAGCGCTTTCTGGGCTTGCACGAAAATAATTACCGAAACTGTTGGCTCAATGCCTATTAATTGCTACCGAAATATGGATGACGGCAGCAGGGAGGAGGATAAGAGTTACAAGTTGTGGAGACTTTTAAACTTCCATCCAAACCGATTTCAAACTAGAAATGAATTTTTCGAAAATCTAGTTATGAGCCTAATCACGGATGGCAATGCATACGTTCATGTTTCGGGTCGTAGGCCAGACCGAATAACATCGCTGTTGCCGCTGATGAGTGCGCAAATGTCGGTTTACCTTAAAGAGGATGGGTCTTTAGAGTACAATTATAGAAACGCTAACGGAACGTATACAGTCTATAACGATTCCGAAATTTGGCACATTAAGCTATTTGGAAATTCTATCGTAGGGATGTCACCCCTTGCTTACGCTAGACAATCGCTAGGAATATCTTTAGCCACCGAAAACCGAGTAGGGAAACTAGCATCAAACGGCGGCAAAACTTCAGGGGTGCTTACCGTTGAACGAGTTCTAACAAAAGAGCAGAGAGAGCTAATAAGAAGCAGCATAACCGATATTGCTGGTAGCAGCTCTGACAGCCTTAAAGTATTAGAGGCTGATATGAAGTATCAGCAAACTGGTTTAAGCCCCAACGACCTTGAAATGCTGGGCAATCGACGATTTAACGTTGAAGACATAGCAAGATTTATGGGTGTTCCCTCGGTTTTGGTTAATGACACTTTAGCCGGAACAACGTGGGGAAGCGGAATAAATGAGATTGTAAAAGGATGGTATAAGCTAGGCCTTAATCCAATTTTAGCCAGAATTGAATCAAGTATTCAGCGCCACCTAATGCCAATGGGTGATTGGGGTAAAGTCGATATAGAATTTAATTTCGACTCCCTACTTCGAGCCGATCCAAAAGAGCGAGCAGAGCGTGATTCTATTAGAATTAACTCTGCACAGATTACCCCGAATGAAGCGCGCAATGCTGAGGGCCTACTTGATAAAGAAGGCGGCGATCAATTATTTATTAACGGCGCACTTGTTCCCGTTGATCAAGTCACACTAGAAAGCCAAGGTATACAGAATGAAAACAATAAGACTTGATGGCGTTGTTGGCTGGGATATTCTAGCCGAGGATGTAGCCGCTCAAATGAAGGGTGAGGACAGTGTAAAACTTATCCTGAATTCTGGCGGCGGCGATATTTTAGAAGGCTTTGCTATATTTAACGCGATAAACGATTTTAAGGGTGAAGTTACGGCGCAAATTGATTTTGCTGGTTCGATGATGTCAGTCATTGCCATGGCAGCCGATACGCGCACGATGAAGGATAACAGCTCGATTCTTATGACCCATAGACCGTGGGGCGGAACTGCTGGAAACTCTGAAGACTTAAGAAACCATGCTGATACTCTGGATAAGCTTGAAGTGATGTTGGTTAATATCTATTCAGGTGTTAGCGGTATGAGCACAGAAGAATCAAAAACATATCTTAGCGAAGAAAAATACTTAAACGCTGAAGAGGCGTTGAGCTTTGGCTTTATTGATAGCATTGACACCGGCAAAGCTGATTTATCACTGGTCGCAATGGCGGGAATGAAAGCTCATAAAGCAGTCGGCTTTGATATGTCGAAGTTTTGCGCTAAAATGGAATCAGTGGCAAAGAATAAGCCACCAATAAAAGAATTATTTCAGTCTGCGACGACGCTTGCTGATGTTGAAAAAGTAGCACGAGAGAATCTTAAATTATCCAGAGCGGAAACCACGGCGATCGTGGCAGCAGTTAAAAACGTAGTTCATTGTGATAATGAGCCTAACGAAAAAGTGGATTTAACAGAAATGTTCAAAAACTTTAAATTAGGTAATAATCATGGATCTACAGACAGAATTAAAAGCGGGCTTTGAAGCTCTAGACAAGCAAGTAGGCGACACTCTTGCGAAATATGACAGTGAATTTAAAGAGTCTGGGAAAGCTTCTAAAGCTACTCAAGACGACTTGAAAGCACTCACTAAAGATCATAAGGCGATGCATGATCAAATGGTTGCCATGGGTGATCAGATCACAGATATTGCTCAGAAAGGCGTTAAGATCGAAGAAACGCAAGCGTCTAAAGGTATAGGAGAATTGTTCGTTGCTTCAGATGCGTTTGCCGGTTTCAAAAACGGTAACTCATCACGCGCACGCGCAACATTCGAGAATAACACTATCGTAACAGGTGGTGATAACTCGGTTACTCGCCACGATCAATTGCCGGGCGTTGTGCCGGGTGCCGTGCGTCAATTAACGGTTATGCCGACGGTAGTTCAAGGTCAAACTAGTTCAAATATCGTTTACTACTCACGTGAATTGTCTTGGACTAATAACGCCGCTGGTACTGCTGAAAACACCACTAAGCCTGAGTCAGATTTGACTTTTGAAGAGGTAAATGTACCTGTTCGAACTATTCCGCACTTCATCAAAGTGTCTAAGCAAGCGCTTGATGATTCAACGTTCTTAAGTTCTTACATTGATCGTAGAATGGCTCACGGTGTAAATAACGCTGTCGAGAATCAAGTGATTACAGGTGATGGCACTGGCCAAAACTATAGCGGTTGGTTGGCTGCTGGTAACTTCCAAGAAATCACGGCAACTGGCACCATCGATATTTATGGTCTAGCAAACGTTCAAAAATATGCGATTATTGCAGCAGATTATCAGCCTGATTATTTCTATATGAATCCTGCTGATTGGTCTACTGCTGAATTGATTCGTCGTGCGGCTGGCGATGCTGCTTTTGTTGCCGCTTCTGGTGCTGTTACATACGTTAACAATGGTTTGACTCCTTTGCTTTGGGGCTTGCCAGTTATCTTGTCTAACAACGTTCCAGCTGGCTCAATTATCTGTAAATCAGTAGACGCTGATATGCATTTAAACCGCCAACAAACTACTGTTGAGATGTTCGAGCAAGACGGCGATAACGTCACTACTAACTTAATCACTATCCGAGCAGAGATGCGCGGTGCTGAGGCTGTCATGGTTCCCGCCGCTATTAATCGCGGTTTGATTGCCAATATCACTTAAGTTTAAGTTCGGGGGTGTAAAAGCCCCCTATTCTAGGTTTAAAATATGAAATGTATTGCTTTAAAAACCACGCTCACACCGTGGGGGCAGATTGTAAAAGGCCAGTCAGTTGAGGCTGAAGGCGGCAAACTAGCAGCGCTAACAAAGCTCGGAATTATCGAAGAAACAAAAGCCGAAGCTAAAAAGAAGAAGAACAAAAAAACAGATGCATAAAACTATTGTTATAACACCACCTTTGGTTGAGCCGGTTTCAATTGATGAAGCAAAAAAACAGCTTCGCATCAAAGAAAGCTCGACTACTGATGACGATCATATCGCTATGCTGATTAAAGTTGCGCGTGATCGTGTGGAGAAGTTTTGCAATAGATTTTTCACTGAGCAAACGGTTTCGATTATTTATAACGAGTCTTTACCAGATCGCTATATTTGTTTGCCATATCCAGATCTAACAGGTGTCGTTCAATTGAGTTATTTCGACGCTGACGACACCGAAACAGTTATTGATTCTGCTGATTACACATTTAATTCGCAGTCTCAAAAAATCACTTCATCAACCACATTTCCAACCTCTGTTAGTTATAAAGTTACCGTGATTACGGGCGCTCCTAACGAATACAGCGGTGCTTATATTGGAATGCTTATGATGCTGAGCGACCTATACGATTTGCGAGTGGAGAGCATTACCGGCGTTTCCGTTGCTAGTAATCCAGCTGTGGAGAATAGTATTTACCCTTACCGCGTCGAGCTGGGCGTTTAAATGTATCAGTCTGGCGAACTAGATCAGATAATTAACATATCACGCTGGCTATACACTAGTGATAATCAGGGCGGCCAAGAAAAGCAGCTAAGTGTTATTTGTGAAGACCTACACGCCAAACAGCGACCAATGACCGGCAACGAGTCTGACCGGTACGATAAATTAAACGCAGTAGGTGCAAGTGTTTTTGTTATACGCTACGGCGAAGATGTAAAAGAGAATGATTTAATCGAATGGAACGGTAAAAAGTTTAATGTTCGATACTTAAAAGATTATGGCGGGAGAGCTACCTATTTAGAAATATTTGCGGAATTTGGATGGCCTAATTAATGGCTAAGGTAAAACTACCTACAGTAAAGTCTTCAGCAAAACCTAATTTTGAGATAACCGGAATTAAGGAAGTCGAACAGCTTCTATGTGAGATAGCGCCGAAAAGAGCGAGAGCTTTAAACCGAAATACTAACCTTGCAATTGCCGCGCGAATCGGTAAAAAGATAAAAGAATTGATACCAAGTAAAACAGGCGCAATGAAGCAGGGCGTCAAGTGGCGAAGAAAAAGAGGCAAGCCAGATAAGCCGGCAAGTATTGTCTACATGGCGAAGTCAAAGAAATCTGGCGAGGTGCCATTCTACTGGCGGTTTTTAAATAATGGCCGAGGCGGTAAAAATCCAGAGTCAGGGTTATTTTTTGTCGAAAGGTCTGTTGAGGTTATAAGAAATAATTTCGATAATATTTACAAAGAAGAATTTACAAAAAAACTAGCTCAGATGATTAAACGCGAAAAAAAGAAACTAGCTAAAAAATGAATTTCGAAAGCCAAGCACAAGAAGCAGTCTATAACGCGTTAACATCAAATGATGATTTAACGTGTTTGGTTACTGGTATTTATGATTTCGTTGATCAGGAAAAGCCATACCCATATATAACCATTGGTGAATCGAGCGATTTAGAATGGGATACTTTTTACGATGTTGGGAGAAACGTTCTTTTCGGTGTTCATGTTTGGTCTAATGACCGAGGCGCGAAAAAGGCACAGGAAATTTTAAGTGAAGTATATACATCATTAAATCGGGTTAAGTTAACCGGTGGTGATAGTTTTAATTTCGTCACTTGTCAGTTTGAAAGCGGCGATATGTTTAGAGATGACGGCGGCCTGATATGGCATGGTCAACATCAATACAGAATTTTAATCGAGGAAATTTAAGATGGTTGCTAACGTAGGTCGCGGTTTATTAATCAAAAAGAACGCTATTGTAATTGGTGGCATTCAAACCGGTACTATCGACTGGTCTGGTGAAAGTATCGATGTAACGACTGGCGAAGATGCTGGCGTTCGATTGCTTTTAGAGGCATCAGCGCAAGAACAAATTGATATACCCATTGATGGGATCATGAAAGAAGAACTTCTTCGTGATTTAACGATTGGCGCAAGTGGCACACGAATTTTAACAGACATCGAAATAGAATGGCCTATTTCTGATACCGGAAATACTACGCCAGCTACGCTAACAGGTGATTTTAGATTGTCGTCATATTCTGAAGGCGCACCCTATAAAGAATCGATTACATTTAGCGCCACGTTAGAAAGTTCAGGCGCATTCGTTTACACACCTGAGGCCGCTTAATGCAGAATTACGAAGAGGTTAAGCTTGGCTGGGGCGGTGAAGTTTTTACTTGCCCTCCCAATCAAGTATGGCGAATGATTCAGCACTTAGAGCTAAAGGGTGTTGATATTATGGCGGTAGCAGGTGACGCCGGTGTTATCGCTAAATGTTCAGCGCTTTCTGAATGCTTAAAGTTTTTAGGTATGGAGAACGCCCCAGATAGTGAGGATGTTTACGCTGCTGTTTTTAGTGGTGAACAATCAAATATCTCAGATTTGATGTTATCGCTACGATTAATGGTTATCCCTCCAAATATTAGAAAACAAGCTTTCGCAATGACGCCAGACGAAGCAGAAAAAAAGGCGGCTGAAGCGGAAAAAAAGCCGGTGAAGATGCCGAAGAAAGCGAAAGCATCTTAAAAAATATTTATCAATTAGCTGTTGTTACGTTATTAATCGCCCCTAGTGAGTTTTGGAATATGACACCAACTGAATTTTGGTGGTGTTATGAAGCAAAAATACCGCTAGAGCAAAGACAAACGCCCGACGAAAAATGGGGCGCACTATACGAGAAACTTGATTAATGGCTCAATCAGATATTATGGTCAATGTCGGTGCTGACATCGAAATGCTCAAGCAAGGAATGCAAAAAGGCGCTAAGAGCGTAAGCACATTTGGCTCTAAGATTGGCAAACCTCTTAATGAGGCGGCGAATAAAATCGCCCAAATAGGCGTAGCGGCTGGCATTACTGCTGCTGTCGGGCTCGTGGCAATGACTAAAAGCGCAACGGCGGCAGGTCGTGAGCTTAAGTTATTCTCACAGATATCAAATACATCAATTCAAGAATTTCAGAATCTATCAAGTGCAGCTGCCCAATTCGGTATCACCAACGAAAAGCTAGCGGATCAGCTAAAAGATGTTAAAGATAGAGTTGGGGATTTCCTCGCCACTGGCGGCGGCCCTATGGCCGATTTCTTTGAAAAGATCGCGCCACAAGTTGGCGTTACAGCCGATCAATTCAAAAATTTATCTGGCGCGGATTCTTTACAGCTTTATATATCGAGCTTAGAAAAGGCTAATCTTAGTCAAGCTGAAATGACTTTCTTTCTTGAAGCGATGGCGAGTGATTTAACTCAGTTGGCGCCGCTATTTGCTAATAACGGTAAGTTGATTTCAGAAAACGAAAAGCGCATTAATGATATGGGTTTGGCGCTTTCTGATTTAGACGTTATGGCATTAGAAGAAGGCGCAAAAGCATTCTCAAGGATGGCGGAAAGTTCAAAGGCTGCATCTAGCGTTATCAGCTCTAAGTTCTCCCCTTTCGTAGTTGAGGCAGTGGAAAGAATAGAGGAACTATCAAAAGCTGGTGGTGATTTAGGCGAGCATGTAGAGCGAGGTATTAAAATTGCGTTCAACGCGCTTGGTTTTTTGGCAAACCGTATTCATGAAATACAGTTCCTTCTTAAGGCATTGAAGGCGGTTGGATTCGCAGCTTTTGCCGGATTGGCGCAAGGCGGTATAGCTCTAACTCAAGCCTTTAGAGATATAGGTAATACCTTTCTAGGCGAGATAAATAATATAATTGCAGCTATAAATCTAATCCCCGGAATGGAAGACATACCCTTTATTCAATCCATTCAAAAAGGTGAATTTTCTATAGGGTTAGACAACTTAGCTGAGAAGGCAAAGAAAGCTTTTGCTGAGTCTAAGGAGGCCATGGATACATTGGCAACTGCTGAGTATCCAAGCAATTCTATCGATGAATTTTATGATAAAGCTATTTTAAAATCTAAAGAATTAAGTGGTGCAGCGGTTGATGCTCATAATAAAGTTTTAGGTGTAGGTCAGGAAAAAACAGAAGGCGATATAGTAAAAGAAAAACAAGGAAAAGAGATTACCGACTATAAAGAATTCTTAAATAAAAAACTAGGCCTTCAAAAAGAGCACGCTACCTCTATTACCGGCCTAATCAATAATCAGTGGGGATTAGCAACGGCTGGCACCGCCGGAGCAATGAAAAATATACTTGGCACTATGTCAACGCAATCGAGAAAAGCTTTTGAGGTTTCTAAGGCGTGGGCTATTGGCGACGCACTCGTGTCGACATACCAAGGAATCGCAGCAGGCGTTAAGCTTGGTTATCCAATGGCTATTCCTGCGGTTGCTTGGGCATCAGCTACTGGAATGGCACAGGTTAACGCTATTAAAAATCAGAAGTTCGGCGGCTCAGGTGGCGCGGCGGCGGCTGGTAATGGCGCGCCAGCAACAGCCCCAAACCCAATTGGCGTTGGTGGCGGCGGTGGTGGTGGTGGAGCGCAACAAGGGCAAACCTTAACGGTAGCCCCGATTGATCCTGATGCTATATTCAGCGGCGCATCTATGCAGGCTCTAGCAAATAGACTCGCAGACTTTACCGCTGACGGCGGAACAATTTTCACGGCGTAAAATATGACTTTAGTAATAACTAATACTGATTTTTTAGCGGGCGACATATACCCAGATCAAACGACCGATAACCCTATTATATTTTATCAATCTATATATGATATTGCCGGTATAACTGCAACGCCAGACTTAAACCCAGACCACCCAGCAACTAACTTATGGAACCCTGATACAGCGTCTACATGGTGGGGTGAAACTACTGGTGTACCTGGGGATAAGACAGAATTTATTGATATTCATAATATTAACGAGTTAACCGTTAATTACATTTCAATCGCTAGCCACAACCTTTCCGAGGTCGGAGAAAGCGTATCGATAATAGCGCAAAGCTCACCTGATGGAATTTTATATTCAAGCGTTCAGAGTGGAGCAAATGTCCCTGTCGTCGAAGATAACACACCGATAGTAATCTATTTTTCAGATATTACTGATGAATATTTCAGGATACTAATTGATATAACATCACTTGGATCGCCTATAGCACAGAATGCTATCGTAGGACACGTGAAAATCGGTCAGGCGACTGTTTTGCAGCGTCGAGTATTTGCCGGTGAGACAAGCGGATCTCTATATAAGAATGTCCGACGCACTCAAAACATGTCAGACAATGGTGAATACTTAGGACAGGTAGTCTTAAGCACAAAGCGAACTCAGGCAGTAAGCCAAGAGAATAACACCCCCGCATTTGTTAGAGATAACATTGTTGATTTCATTTCGCATACTCAAGGCGAGGCAACACTAATTGGAACTAGTGCATCGACTTTTTTTTATGCGTGGCGGCCTACTTCATATCCCGACGACGTCGTTTACGGTTGGACTATGGACGAAATAACACCAGCACATCAAAGCGGTGATAGTTTTGGTGGTCGAATGAATTGGTCGTTCAATATGGAGTGTTTGACTTGAGCGCAGAAAATAAAGTTATTCGATATTGCGAGCTATCGCTTAATCCTTGCTCTAGAGTTTATGGTGTTGCTCCTTGCACGGCTTCAGTTGGGGTAACAGGTGATTTTAAATGCTATAACTCGCCTCGTACGTGCCAAGATACTGCGAATTTTCTAGAGGGTAATGAGCAGGTCGTTAGGTGGGCTCTACCGACTGGCGAAACCGATTTATCAATTGATCACATACCTTCAATCACAAGTATTAACCGACGCCCTCAAAAACTAAACGCGGGCGAGTCGTTAGGTGTTCGCGAATCCGTTACAGTAAGCTTTGGGAATCACAGACACAATGATGTAGGGTTTGATAACTATCTTGCAGACAGATCGGTAAACCCATACACAAAAGGTACATTTTGGGGTAAGTTTTTCGCAAGATGGGGAACCCTAGAAGGCAAACCATTTCGCACGATTGATGGGTGTATAGGTCAAGATATAGACGACATGATAACCCGACACTATATCGTCGATAGTGTATCTGGCCCCGATTCTGGGGGCCGCGTTTCGTTTACCACAAAAGATGCGATTAAGTTTTTCGATAAAAAGAAAGCTCAGGCACCGCTACCCAGCAACGGAACTTTGATTGCTGCAATAACGAATGTTTCGAATAGTCTCACGCTAACCCCCGCAGGAATTGGAAACCTTGAATATCCAGCGAGCGGCGTCGCCTCAATCGGCGATGAGCGTATGACGTTCACCCGTGCTGCTGATGTAGTCACATTGTTTAACCGAGGCTCAAGCGGAACCATCGCCGAGGCGCACGACATTGGTGAAACCTTCCAGCTTGCTTTAGTTTACACAGCGGCAGATGTCGCGGTTATCGTTAACGACTTAATAACAAACTACACAGAGACACCGGCAGATTATATAAATCTAGCTGAGTGGCAGGAAGAAACATCCAATTATTTACCTCGATTATATTCTGCTGAGATTATGCGGCCAACGCCTATCAAAACATTAATGGATGAATTGATTTCTGAGGTTGGATTAGTTTTCTACACCGATTTAGAAAACAAAAAACTTGTACTGAAGGCGTTTCGATCTTTACCGCCTACAACTGAAATAAATGATTCTATAGCGCTTGCGAATAGTATTAAAAGCAAGCGATTGAGCGATAGGCGAGTTGATAGAATTTGGATTTTCTACGCCAAATTTAACCCCATGCAGGAGCAAGCGCAGTCTAAAAACTACAAGTCTGTTTACGTTCAAAATAGTTCAAATGATGTTGTCGCGCTAGAGAATAGCCCGCCAGCTATACGCGACGTTATGAGCCGCTGGATTCCTGTTGGGGCATTCTCAACAGTTTCAGATTTAGCTGACAACATGTTAACTAGATATGAGACAGCGCCGCGAGAATTTTCTTTTTCAGTTAAAGATTCCACACCCGTTAAACTTGGTGAAGCGGTAAGCATTCAATCAAGAATTTTTGAAAATTCAGAAGGTGATTTAGGCGAGCCGTTCAATGGTCAGGTTATCAGCCTTGAAAATAAAAATGGTTTCATATCGGCAATAGCTGAGGAACTACCTGAAGGCATTGAAACCGACCCTCTCAGAATAATATCAATAGACTCGAATACGTTTAATGTAAACCTTAGAACTATGCATGATGGGCTTTATGTCGCCCCACAGAGCGGTGACACAGTCAGATTACTGATAAATACGGGCGTTATAATTGGCTCAACTTCAGTATTGAACACCGCGCTAGATATTGGTAGTTGGCCAGCCGGTGTAACAATTGAAATTGGCGGCTTAGGACGAATTCAAGGCCGAGGTGGTGACGGTCAATTAAACGACGGCCAAGATGGTGGAGACGCATTAACAACCACTTATGCGGTTGATATTATCGATGATATTGAAATTTGGTCAGGTGGCGGTGGTGGTTCAGGCGTTCAAACTCCGAGCATGCCGATTATTTATGCTGCTGGCGGCGGTGGGGCTGGTACTAATCTTGGCTTTACTGGTGGTTCTGGCAATCCTAATTTCACACAGCAAGACGCTGACGACGAGTTTGGAGGGTTTATAATCGGGTCAAGCACATCAACAGGTGGCGACGCAGGTCTAAACTCTTCTGGTGTTGGTGGAGGTTCTATTGGTCTTGCTGGAAATGCAATCGATGGCGTATCGTTCGTAACAGTTACAGCAACCCCAGACATTCGAGGGCCTCAAGTTGGCTAGAGTTGGCAGAGACACAGTATTAAAGCAAGGGGCGAATGTTATCGCTGGGGTTCGAGTTCTTAATTTCGAATGGAAAAGTGAAACTGTAGATATAAGTCAGGGCGAAAGCGACGGCTATAGGCGATCTTGCGAGATCGACGGACTAAAAACAATCGATATTTCGGTGGAGGGAATAACGAAAGACAATTATTTTCAAGAAATTGCTTATTCTAGATCGCAAAGCAGGCTTTTAACAGATGTCACTATTGAGATTCCAGACGCTACCGGAACAGGATTTCAAACACTGACTTCTGATTTTTATCTAGCTAATTTAAACATCACAGGCGAATACAACGGAGCTATATCTTTTTTATGTTCTCTAATCGGTAGCGCTATAATTGAAAACGGCGAGATTATAGGAATAACAAGAGATTCAGGAACAGGTCAAATAACGGGGCGAGTCGGGTATAATTATA